AATAACACAATCTGCTAGAGGCACAGGTGGTGGAGAAACAAATGTTAATTTTTCAATCAATGCAACAGATGTTAGAGGTGTAAAAGAATTATTAATTGATAATAGAGCAACAATAGTTAATCTAATAAATTCTGCATTAAATGAAAAAGGTAAAGAGGCAATAGTATAATATGAGTGGACAGTTTCCAACATCTCCAGCACCTAAAGATGCTAGTATTGGTTCAGTACAAAATACTATCGTAAGTGTAACAACATCTGGTAGAGTTCAAACAAGACAGATAGATGGTCAAAAATTTAGTATAACTTTAGATTACCCACCAATGAGCAGATCAAACTTTGCACCAATTAAAGCATTTATTATGAAACAAAGAGCAAGATTAAATACATTTACTGTTATTCCACCTATTGTATCAGATGCACAGGGTGTAGCTTCAGGAACTATAAGTGTTGATGGTGCTATATCTTCTGGTGTTACTTCTTGCACAATTGATGGCATGGCTACAAGCACAAGTGATATTTTAAAAGCTGGAGATTATTTTAGATTTACAGGACAAGATAAAGTTTATATGGCAGTAGCAGATTTAGATTCAAATGGTTCAGGCGAGGGAACACTTACTTTTGAACCACCATTAAGATCAAATGTAGCAAATGATGTAGCTTTAGTTTATGATAATGTCGATTTTACTGTACGACTTACAAATGATATTCAAGAATATTCTATTGTAACTAACGATCTTTATAAGTATCAGATAGACTTAATAGAAAATCTATAATGAAAAAATATAAAATTACCCATAGGGTAACTGCCGACTTTATTGCTGAAATTATAGTAAATGAAGATCAAATAGATGCTAGTATTAACGATCTTAAAGAATACAAGAAACCTAATAGCAAATTTGATTTTACTATGTTAAAAGGTACAGAAAGTGTAACCCAAACAACTTACGAATTATATGACGAGAACACTAACAACAGCAGTAAAGAATGAACTTGCAACAGATAGCCTACAGCCTGTTACACTTGTTTTTATTAATGTAGGTTCTGGTTTTAGATTTACAGATCATTATAAGAACATCTCTTACGATTCAAATACTTATACAGCTTCTTCATTATTTACTAAAATATCTAGTGTTACAGAATCATCAGAAGTAGAAGTTAGTAATATGACTATATCATTTTCTGGTGCAGATCAGACAATTATATCTTTATTTTTAGGTAATAACTATATGGAGAAAGAGGCAGAGGTTTATAAAGGTTTTTTAAACACAAGTGAGGGTGTAATAGCTGACCCATTTTTATTATTTAAAGGTAGGATTGAATCTTTTAGTATTGATGAAAGTATTAATCAATCAAATGCAAATATAATAGTTGCTTCTCATTGGTCAGATTTTAGTAAAATTGAGGGTAGAAAAACAAATACAGGTTCTCAACAAATACATTTTGCAGGAGATTTAGGTTTTGATTTTGCTTCCCAAACTACTTTAGATATTAAATGGGGTAAAGAATAATGCAAGAAGTAATCAATTTATTTAAAAAGTTTGATCGTTATAAAGATAAACCTGATAGTCAATTACAGTATTATTTAGAACCATCAATTAAACTTAATCAATGTAAAAAATTTTATGCCAGTAATGAATTAGTAGGTTTTGTTAACTGGGCTTATATCCATGATTTAGTAGAAAATAGATTTAAACAAACAGGAAAGATTAAATCATCAGAATGGAACTCAGGTAATAATTTATGGTTAATAGAAATTGTATCTGTGAAAAATACCTTTAAAATGATGAGGTGGGTTTATAATTATTTTAGAAAACAATTAAAAGTAAATCATTCTATAAATTGGTTAAGAGTAGATAGTGATATTTATAGAGTAGGTCAGAAGTTTAAAAGGAGTTATCACTAATGGGTGGTGTAGTAGATGCGATTGTAAATGTTGTAAGTAGTTTTATTGGGTGGTTAATACCTATACCTGATATTCCTGATTTTGATACACCAGAAGAAGATCGAGGTGTATTAATTAACAAACAATCTAATAATGCACAAATCCCTGTTGTGTATGGCAGACGACAAGTTGGAATTACTAGAGTTTTTGTAGAATCTTCTGGAACAGCTAATCAGTATTTATATATGGCTGGAGTAGTTTGTGAGGGAGAAATAGAAGAAATAGAACAAATATTTGTAGATGATAAAAGAGTTTTATTTGATGGAGATTTAACTCATGGAACAGCAAGAGAAGTTTTAGGTGGAGATGCTAATTTTTATAAAGATGGTTCTTGTATTCGAATACAAGCATTTAATGGAACTGACGATCAAGTAGCTTCATCAGTATTAACTGATTCTACTAATTGGGGGTCTAACCATAGATTAAGAGGTGTTTGTTATTTGGCTTTTAGATTTAAATGGAATCAAGATACTTTTACTGGAATTCCACAAGTCAAAGTTCTTTTAAAAGGTAAAAAAATTTTTGACCCTAGAGATAGTGCTACTAAATGGACACCAAACTCTGCATTAGTATTATTAGATTATTTAAGAAATACTAGATATGGAAAAGGATTACCAGATAATGCTTTTGAAACAAATTTTGCTTCTTTTCAAACTTCTGCAACTGATTCAGATACTTTAATCCAACCAAGAACAACAAGTGTATCATCACAAGCTGGTTTATCTTCTGAATTATACACAGGATATTATAGTGATAATCCAAGTTTCTTTTTAAATAAATCGCCAATAGCAGAAGCAACTGTATCTTCTATAAGTGGAGTTACAACTAACCCATATCACTCAAGAAGATATTATGGATATTTTACAGCACCAAGTTCAGCTAGTTTTGATTTTCAAACTACCTCAGATGATTCATCTGTAGTTTATATTGGAGATGCTAGTCAAACTGTTGATACTTTGTTTAAAGTAGTACAAGGAAATAAAGATAGTAAATTAATTGTTAATAATAGAGGTTGGCATTCAAGTGCAGTTGCTACAGGAAGTAAAACATTAGTAAGTGGTTCTCGTTATCCTATAATTATTTATTATGGTAATGCACCATCAGATAGTAATTTAAATTTTCAATGGAAAGTAAGTGGTGGCTCATATAGTACAAGTTTATCTTCTAATTTTACTAATGGAGTAGATGTTACAGATGTTATTCCAAAAATTATTAAATTTGAATCCAATGCTGTTATAGATACAAGTCAAAAAGTATTAGATAATGTAAAAAAACTTTTAAATCCAATGAGGTCATTATTTACTTATAATGATGGAGTTTATAAACTTAAAATTGAGGGTGCTGGTTCATCAGTAAAAACAATAACCTCAGATCATGTTATAGGTGGTGCAAAAGTATTAGGAGAAAGAAAAAATAATAAATATAATAGAGTTATAGGAAGTTATGTTAATCCATTTAAGAATTGGCAAAATGATACAGTTTCGTTTCCACCAGCAGATGATAGTAATGTTGCAACAGAATTTAAACACTCAACTATGCTTTCAGCAGATAATAACACTCTTTTAGAGGGTAACTTTCAATTTCCTAATGTAACCAATACATTTAATGCAGAAGCACTTTGTGAGGTTATTCTTAGAAGATCAAGAAACCAATTACAAATACAATTAACTTTAACTTCAGAATTTTTAGAATTAGCCATAGGAGATATAGTTGCAATTACATATCCTAGTGGTGGTTTTGATGCTAAACCTTTTCGTGTTTTAGGATTAGAGATTAACGAAGATTTAACTGTAAATGTTCAGTTGTTTGAACATCAAGATAATTTTTATACATTCAATAATAAAAATGCAATTCCAACTATTGCAGATACTACTTTACCAGATTTATTTACTGTCCAACCACCATCAAGTGTAACTTTAGATGACACACTTGTTGAGTATAATGATGGAACTGTAATTGTAGCTTTAGATATAACAATAGGTGCTTCTCCTGATAGCTTTGTTGATTATTACCAAGTAGAATACAAATTAAGCACAGATTCAGATTTTATAATTTATTCACAAGGTTCAGGATTAAATCATAGAGTTTTAAATGTAATTGACCAAAAGATTTATGATGTAAGAGTTAAAGCTATAAATAGTTTAGGAGTTTCATCAACTTATGTATCAGCACAAAGAACTATTGTTGGTGCAATAGAACCACCTAGTGATGTAACAGATTTTTCTTGTAATATTTTAGGACAAGAAGCTCATTTATCATGGACACAAATACCAGATTTAGATTTAGCTTTTTATCAAATAAGATATTCAACATTAACAGATGGAACAGGAGAATGGGCTAACTCTGTATCTTTAATAGAAAAAGTATCTCGCCCAGCCACAAGCATTAGTACAGTTGCTAGGGCTGGAACTTATCTTATAAAAGCATTTGATAAATTAGGCAATGCAAGTTCTAACGCAACTGCAATAGTTTCTAATGTTACAGGAATACAAAATTTTAATTCTATAACTACTGTTTCAGAACACCCTGACTTTGATGGAACATTAACAAACACAGCAATAGTAGATAATACTTTAAGATTAGATTCCTCTGAATTATTTGATTCAGCTGTTGGAAACTTTGATGCAGAAACAACTAGATTTTTTGATTCAGGTGTTGCTAATGCAGATTTTATTGCAACAGGAAATTATGCTTTTTCAGATGTAATAGATATAGGTGCTAAACATACTACAAGAATTACAGGTACTTTAAAACAAACTTCTGATGACCCAGATGATTTATTTGATAATAGAACAGGATTATTTGATTCTCAAAATTCAAGTTTTGATGGAGATACACCAGCCAACTCTAATGCACATATTGAGATAGCAACAAGTGATGATAACTCTACCTTTACTGCTTTTCAAAACTTTGTAATAGGTAACT